CAGCATATAGGACTCTTTATTGCAGTCATAGTAAGAACCTGAAGAACCATAAAATCGATAGAAATCATTATGGTCTTCTACTTTAGTTATTCCACTATTCAGCTTCCAAGAAGTTCCAGATGTATAACCACCAGACCAACCTGCAAGAACACGATAGTGCGGATCGGGACCATCAAATTTGATAATGACCCAATTGTCAGGATGATATGAGTTCATAGTTTTCACCTTTCTTCATTGTCTGAAGAGTATAGCACGAGACTTCGAAGTTGTCAAGTGGTTTTTTAAAAAACTGCTATAATTTCTTTGACCATTTTTCTACTTTGACTTTTAGATGCAATTGAACGATAAATATCAACCTTAAATATTTCAGCACCCTTATATAAATCAATACATTTCTGAATGTTCGAATTAGATACTATGACTTTAATACCTGAATTACTTAATGATTTAGCTAACTCGGCTAATCTCTTTTGGTGTTGTATAGTAAAGTCATCCTTTGCATATTTTGTGAAATTTGCTGTATTAGATATAGGATAATAAGGTGGGTCAAAATATACAACATCCCCTTTTTGAAGATTTTCATATAGGTCATCTGACTCAAATGATTTATTGTGTATTGTTTTATCAGCAAAGTAGTTTTTAAACTTATTAAGTTCTTGTTCGGGGAATTTGACTGTTTTGTATTTACCAAACGGAACATTGAATTCATTCTTATTATTGAATCTTGTTATACCATTAAAACAGTGCCTATTTAAGTAAACAAACAGTTTAGCTTTTAATACTTTGTCGTTTGTTTGATTAAATTGTTTTCTTGTCTCATAAAATACTTCAGATGAGTTATTTTCAGGTTTGAAATATTCTTTTGTTTGTTGTATAAACAAAGGTGTTTCGAGTAGGTGATTATATACATTTACTAAGTGTTCATTATAATCATTTAGAATGTAATGAGTTGCAGATACATTCAATGAAACAACAAAACTGCCCCCAAATGGTTCACAGAATGTTTTTGGTGAACCAATCAGAGGCAGCAAGTTTTCAAGAAGTCTAAATTTATTTCCAGTCCACTTTAGAAAAGGCTTCTTCATTTAGTTGTAGTTCCTTTATAAAATCAGTATGCTTTTTAATATGAACATTTGGTGCATAATGTTTTCGACGTTGAACCATAGTTTCAGAAGTGTAGTAATCTTTCTTTCTTTCCCAAGAAGGAAAAGAACCACCGAGAACAATGTATGCTTGCGAGAAACCATAATCCTCAATCATATCTTGAAGTGTATCTACTTCATAAGATATTTTGTTCATCGCAGTTCCTTGAACTTCTTGATATTTACATTCTACCAATGTATTAATTGGTTTGATGTAAATATCAACAATCTTGTTACCCATACCACAACGCATTTCACCACATTTATGTTCAAGGATAACACTACCTTGACCATATTTATCTTCTAGCATTTTCGCTAGAATGTGAGCAAATCGTTTCCAGTTTGGTGTGTCTTTTCCTTTGTTGAACTTTGAATAATCAAAGTTTTCGCCAAGGAAGTATTCATTAGGATGCTTCATTTTCTTAATTCTTTCTCTATTATGACTGTAGTCTACCACAGAGAATAGAAAGAGTCAATCATTTAGTTCTTTTAGAGATCTCAAATAGTGATTATATAGTCCTGGTTCCTTACCATGTGCTTCAATTTCCCATGGAAGATCCCAATAATTTACAGTATCAAGATCGACCACACTTTTTTTCCATTGAAGATACTTTTTATTTTTGATATATGGATTTAATTCACCTGTTGCATATTGTTTGACATGTACAAGTTCATGAGCAAGTGTACATAATTGGTTTTTTCGAGACATTGAATTTCTTATGTAGATATCAAAGTCTCGAAATTTACCTGAATTGTTTTCATTTGTATCACATAATCCATGAAATTTTGAAATTGGTCCAAATATGATGTCAATAAACAGATGTTTCAGTAATTGACCTGACATCAGTTGTTTTGACATGACATTGACAGCAAAGATTAGTTCATCTTCTGAAATCTTTGTATTAGTTCCAGTAACGACGATTTGCATTTCATAACCTCAATTTTGATATCATTATAACGCATGAATATGAAATGTCAACTATTAAATTATCTTAATAAGAACAACAACTTAGAATGATTCAGTCTTTGGTTTAGGTAATTTTAGTGGCTGTTCTGCATCAAACAAATGAAAGACACAAGCTACATTTGCTTTATTATCTATACCAACCATCATGAATTGATTTTTATGGTTTCCGAACAACATAGAAATTTTATTTTCGGGGTGACTTCCAAAAGTTAACAATTGCATATCATTTTGTTCGATAAATTTCAATAGATATTTTGTACCCATACATATACTAGGTATAGGTTGCAAACTTGGTGGATTTGCAAATGCAAAGATTGAACTAAAAATTAATACAATCATTGCAAATGCTATTTTTTTAAACATTTATCTATTCCTTATGAATACATCATGCAATTGATTTTTATATGTATCCACTTTTTTTTCGAATAACAAAACTCCTTCATGATCAACTGACATGATTATAACTAATTTTGGTATTTGAATATTATATAATTCATTTACCATTTGAGCATAAACAGAGGATTGTAGGAAATATCCTTGAATTTTATCTTCTGTTTTTTTGTATCGTGAAGTTTTAAAATCCACGATAGATTTTTCACCTTTCCAATCACATATTAAATCTGTTGTACCTGCACAATTATATTTGATAGAATACATCATTAATTCTATACCATAAATTGTACCGACATTACTATCTAGATAAGGTTTGATTTGTTTAAAATTATCTAGATTGAAAGGCATTGTTCCTTTTTTATAATCTTGATTTAAGAGATATTTTTCACATAACTCATGAATTGCAGTTCCTCTACGAGAAGCTTGTGTAGATATTTTTTTAGCTTCATCTTCACCTACTTTATCACGCCATTTCTGTAATGATTCATAATTCAATTTACTGAGAATAGATGTTACGGATTCAAATTGTTGTCCTTGTTCATTTTGATAAAACCTTCCATTCTGAGTATCAATTCTTTTCAATGGATATTGTTTGAGCAATTCATGTTTAAACATTTTAAAGTCCTTGGTTTTCACATTCTATAATCCATGATTTAACAAAACCAGATCTTACTATATCATCTCTTGTCATTTGCACAAATTCGAATGTTCCTAATTTTTTACAAACACTAATTAGTTTAAGTAAATCATTTTTTCCATCACGTTCATTTAAATCTGATTGTTTAGTATCACCACAAATAATGACTCTACAATTTTCACCTATTCTTGTTAGAATAGTATTCAGTTCACCCCAATTCATATTTTGGCATTCATCAATAATGACAACTGAATTAGAAATTGTAATACCACGAATAAATGATGTAGAGATGAATTCAATTTGTTCTTTTTGTTTTAGGATTTCATATGCATCGCCTCTACCATACAATTCAGAACAGATAGAGTAATAAGGTATTTCATATACTTTTATTTTTTCTTTTTGATTTCCTGGTAAATATCCCATTTCACGGGATGGAACAACGGAACGTACTACAATGACTTTATCATAATTATCATTCATTACATCTTTAAGACCAAGATAGAATGCAGTGAATGTTTTACCTGTTCCAGCTGTTCCATGGAGCATTAGATTTTTGTCATCAAAATATGCATCAAATGCTTTTTTTTGATTCTGGGTTAAGGGTGTTATTTTAGATAATCCCATTCCCGTTCTAATTTCGACTCCTTCTTGTCTGAGTACACGTCTTTGTTTTTTTGTTAATTTTTTTGGTTGTAACATATACTCCTACCGTATTGTTTACCAAGTATTAATGGTTGATTTCCTATGCTTTCCTTTAATTTCTTTTAATACATCTTTAAAACCATCATCAGGCTTTCTTAATCCTACTCTAGTTGGATCAGCCAGGCCAGGAAAACCATTTACTAGTTGTTTAAGATTTGGATTATTTTTTAAATATACATCTCGTTCTGATATAGACATAAAAACATCAAATTCTTTACCAGTATTGGTATCAAGAAACTTATAAGTTGGCATTAATATTCATCCTCTTGTTGCATAATATAATCAACATTATTCGAACGTAACGCATTTTTAATTTTTTTCATTTTCCTTCGTTCAATACTTTCTTTGATACGATGCTTGTTCTCATGTATTGATTCATTATCATCATATGATGACTCATATCGTTTTCTTGATTTACCCATTTTTATAGTCCCCGAAAGCCTCCTTAATTAAATTTTCTGTGATACCTTTGTATGGTAATTTTTTATTTTTGACATGTAATATCAACTCCGCATCTTTAGGATCAATAGATTCTAAAAATTGAACAAACAACAATTCACGTCGAAATTGTGGTAAATCATCTCTACCACCTTCTAGAAACAAATACATTTTTCTTGCTTCAGAATAAAGCATACCTTGACCTTCACCTGTTGGCATAGGTGTGTATGGTGGATCTGTTTCTGGTAGAAGAAATTTTACATTAGGATTGAAAACATGTTCTAGAATGAAATGTAATGTTTTATTATAGTTCTTACGTAGAAATTCTATTTTTTCTTTTCTACTATTAATTTTAGATGCTTGTTCTAAGATTTCAGAAACCATTAATTGCATTTGATATACCTTTTAAAAATCATTTATACATTCAACCAATTTTTTCAATTTGTGTGTGGAAAAATAATTAATCAGTTGTGATTTGTCCTTCGTATTTAACATTTCAAGTTTGTCTAAAATTTCATTTTGAATATTATCTGGAACCTCTTTCAAATCAATTAATGTTTTGTTACGAATGAAATTCCTATAATATTTATGATATTCATCATTTCTAATCTCTTCAAATTGATCTATCAACTTTTTAGTTACCCTACGTTGACGTTCATTAATAACAAAACAATTATCTGCACTTGCTATATTAGGAATACCATCACCAACATCACCCTTCATAATATGTGTTCGTAAATATTCTTCAGGGTTTTCCTCATACAAAAATTTACTATTCACTGGATCATATTGTTTGATTTTTGATCTATGTAATTGACGATAATCTTTATCACCAGAAATAATAAGAATTTTTTCATCATCAATTGAATTACAAATAGTTCCGATTACATCATCTGCTTCTGCACCAGATACTTCAATGTACTTATATGGAAAATATTCTTGTAGTTCACTCTTGATACGATTCATACATTCAAATACAGAAGTCCAATCCAAATCCGATTTTTCTCGTGCTTTTTTTCGAGCAGCTTTGTAATATGGAAAGTATTCCTTTCTCCAATATGTTCTAGAATCAGATGCAATGATTAGTTCTCCATATTCATTACGAAACTTTACATTTAATGCACGTATCATATTCAGTACCATATGACGGATCAATGGTTCTTCAATTGCAATGTTAGTATGTTTACCAATAGAAACAAAAAAGGTAGAATACATTGCCTGATTAAGATCTAAAAGTTGCATTATTCATCTTCCGATTCTTTGATAATTCTAATGTTTGGTGGAATAAAAACAAATGATTCATCTACATAATCTATTTCAAAACAACTATCAGAAAATTCTTGTAGGATGTGGTGTTCATCATGATACCTCATTACCATTGAACGAATAGCTTCAACCATTAAACAGAAATCCTTTTCTGCTCTTGTTCCAATTGGAAAATCATAACCACATTGCATCAAGGTTTCAATTGCAGTATCAGCAACAACACCTGAAACTTCTGCAATTTGATTTACCTTTTGTATCTCAATATTTTCCTTTACTTCATCTAAAGAAGGTAGTTCATTCTTATTCGATTTTGGAAATTTTATTACATTGCTCATTTGAATGCCCTTACTAGAATCGTTTCTTCATTTACTCTTCCATTAGCAACTGTTTCCTTTGTGCTCAATTCCTTTACTTGTTTATCCAATCGCTTCTTTGGTTCCATAAGGACCATCGGTAGAATTTCATTTGGTTTACGTATCATTTTTGTATAAGATTGGTCCAAATCAATGTTTTGAATAGTTGTTCCTTTTACTGAAAACTTCTGTCCTTCAATTGCAATGAGACATGTGAGTTTTCTAGTTTTTGTATTAAACAACCATAGAGTAGATGATTCCAGAATCTTAATTGGTGATATGGAAACAATATTATATTCATCAGATGATTGTGCATATTTCATCTTAGATACAATTTGATCAACAGGTTTGATTTTTCTTGCACGTGGTTTTCTTTGTCGTTTTTGATTCTGTTTCTGTTGACCAAGTTCAACTAGAATAGATTCAATCAAAGAAATATATCGTTTCATTTCGATTTTCTTTAGATGTTTATATCCTTCTTTTATTTCTTCATCATCTGATACCAATTCATTCAAAAGTTCAGAATAATATACAATTGCATCTGAGTAGAATTTATTTGATTTGTTTTTTACAATCGAACTAATATCATCACATTCCTTATACCCATTAGAATAAAAATCATCTAATAGGGTATCAAGTTCTGCAATAAGTTCATTGTGAGATTCAGTTTTCTTTATTTTGACCTGTACTATTTTTCTAGGGGTTTCATTCAAAACTGATTCAATACATGATTCAAGTTTTGATTGCATTTCATCATCCACCAAACCACGATTTAACATCCTAGCAATGGATGCAATGGTTTGTGTCAATTGTTTGCTGGATGATTTAGAAACAGTTGAAATATCTTTGGATGAATATTTTTGTGATTTCATCCAAGTTGTAATCCAGGGGATAATTCGTTTCTGATCTGATGTATAATTGTACCAGTTGAAATTAGAAATCAGTTGTGTTCGTGAGATAGGACCAGAAAATTCTGGTTCTGGTCCTACCATTGCTGCTTCTGTATTTCTAGGTTTAGAAGCTTTTTTACGTGCCATAGATATGGTTCCTTCATTCATTTGAGAACATTATATATGATATCAAACAAATGTCAACTGTAATTTTTTCTTAATCATATCAGTAGCTTAACCTACTTTATATGTAAAGATTTCTTCTGTAGTATCTTTTTCAATTGGTCTTGGAAGATGTTCTAGTGATTTTAGAAGATCTGACCATTCATTTTTTCTCACTTCCCAATTATAATAAAGATCTGCATATGATTTTTGACCTTTCAATTTAATTTTTAGGGAATCTGATTTTTCATTTAAAACATGGATAGATTGTTCCATCATATTATAAAAGAAGTTTGCATGTTTATTATAGTCTTCAATATAATTATACATAAAAGTCCAATTTGATGCAGTTTCATAAAGAGCAGCATAATTAGGATGAATACAAAGACATCCTGCAGACATTGCTTCCATTAATGAAATACAAGATGTTTCTGGCCAAATATTTGGATATGCAAAAACATCCGCATTCTTTAAATGTTCTTTGATTTCTTGATTAGGAACAAAACCATGATACGTCATATTTTCATGGTTTTCAATTTGGTCAAATAATTCTTGAAATTGTTCGTCTCGTTTATCCCATCCATAAATTTTAAATGATGAGAATACATCAAGATGAATATTTGTATATTGTTCACATAGTTTATCAAAAACTGGAACTAAAAGTGCTAAACCTCTATGTGGTGTAGTATGATATACAAATCGAATCGAATCTTTTTCTGTATTAAATTTTTTATCTAAATCAACATCAATAGGATCGATTGCATTTTTCATAACACAAGTACGATCCCAAGGAATTCCATATTCCTCTAGATATCTTTGTTGTTGCCAATGTGAACAAAATACAATTTTATGAAAATTTCTCCAGCCACCATTCTTTAGATGATGTGATTCTGGATCTTGTGGTAAATCATGACACCATAATACCCGAATTTTATTTTCATCTAGTTCTCTTACTCTAGATGGAATAATTTGAAATGTTTTGAGAACATCCTCACCAAGTTCTGAGATTAATTTTTCCATCATGAGTTCTGTTCCACCCATAGATGTTTGATTCACTTCATTTCGCCACGTCATTAGATTTCCTTATGATGTTTACAATTCTCACTAATTTTTCTTTTTCAGGATGTTTATGTATCCATTGACCTGTATGAGAACTAAATTCCTTTGAGAAAAAGGAATCTAGTTTCTTGTTACCAGTTTTTATATTTAGATTGATTTTATTGGAAAGTTCATCATATTCTGCATCAGATATGATTGATTCATTCAAGAATTCGTAAGCATATGCAGCTGCTGCTAGACGAATACGTTTTCTTCTTTCACATTGTATGAAATCAGACTGTCCCATCTAAATGCTCTCCAATCATCCTGTTCAAGATCAAAAACCCGAAGTGCTTCCGATGAATATAATTGCTCATTCTTTGGAATCTTATCTTCAGGAATTTTCGATTCAGCTAGTGTACAGAGCATCTTACGAAATGTACCATCTTTTTTTTCAAAATGGATTTCCATAACACTTGTACGAAGTTTTTCAGTTAGGAAAGTTTCGAGTTTATTTGTCATCACGGATTCTCCAGTCTCAAAGGTGGAAAAATATAGTCTAGAAGTTCATTATAACCACCAATTGGCTTATTGTCAATAACAACAATTGGTAGTACTTTATATCCTGGATATTGTTCAAGAACCATTTCTCTTTCAATATCTTTACCAATTTGAAGTTCTGAATATTCTAGATTGTGTTGTTTTAGCAATGTTTTTGCTTGATCACAATATGAACATTCTTCTCTAGTAATAAGTTTGATCATGATGAACCTCAGGTTGTGTTAATAGATGTTTCACTTGATGTACTTGAGCTAATTTATGAATATCTTTCCAAAAGTATTTTTCATATTTATTGTAATGAATGATACCATATTCAGTCAAACCGTTATCTCGTTCCAATTTATTTGCATATGCTAGTGCAAGTGGATATGTTGGAAATTCTGTTTGTTTATTAAATCCATGATAAAAATACCATGGGTCATCTAAATTCTCGATTGCATGAACAATGGCTACCCTATAACAACTATCATCATTTAATTCTTCAGAACATTTAAGTTTTGCGATAACTATCATATTATCTAGACTCATATTTTTCTTCCTGCTCCTTGTTTTAAATCTTCCTTTGAAACTACACCTATAGGTCCTTTATTGTAAAGTGGAACCATTGCATAATTTTCATTACAAAACTTAGATTTACTCATATCTGTTTCTTTAGTACCATTTCCGATACCATTTGACAGACTATAGTATTCTGGAGTTTTATAATTTGGTATTGAATTAGGATTACCAAGAGATTTTCTTTTTTCTTTGATTTGACTGGGAAGCAAGGATTGCTTCCTCAGCCATTTCTCATATTGAGATTTATTCATCATTATGGTTTTTCTACACACTCAGCTTTAATTACGAAACGATTAATTTTAGTATCCAAACTAATATGTCTGGCAATTTGACATGATTCATAAGTAGAGAATCGATAATCTACCGAAGAAATTTCTACGGTATCTGTAAGAAAATTAAAAGATGTTATTACCAATACAAAGTAGGTCATCTGGACATCTCCATGTTTTTGATGATTTAAATATACCAACAACACATGAAGATGTCAACTGTTAAATTCCTTCAATGATATCAAGAACTTATTCAGTTAAGAGTTTTCTTGTATCTTGATTTGTATCTTCGACTTTTATGCATTTACAACGTTCCATTTGAGGTTGATTAATAGAACCGCATCTTGGGCATTCCCAGCCGACATTTTTTTCTTTTGTCATTGTTTAAACCTTATTACATTGAGTTCTAATGGACCTGAATATCCAGAAAATTCATATTTCTGAATAATCTTTTTTGCTTGTTCCCATTTTTCACCTGTAACATATTCAACAACTAGAATTTCTTTCTTTTCATTTTTATATTTAAAAAGTTCTTTTAATTCTTGTTGAGTTGCATTACTAGATGAACCATCAATATTATAAATCAATCCTTGTTTTACAATACCATCAATTAATTTTGAATCAGCATAGATATAATCTTGAACATAAACTTTCAAGGATGATTTTTTGGATTTCAAATATTCTTGAATTTTAGTTAAGAATTTATTTGAATCTGGTAAACCTAATCCTGAAATAACAATACCATCATATCCAACACTTATAACATTATCCAATTGTTGTTTCGTGATTTCTAACCATTCTTTATTCAACAAATCTTGAACACTGAAATTTCCTTTCCATAAAGGATGTTCATTACCTAACCATTTGGGTTTCTTTTGATTCCATAATGGTTTCCAATATGAACGATAATCTTCTGCATCACCTAAAGATAAATATGCAAATACCTTTTTCGTTTTTTGTAATTTGGAAATTTGTTCTTTTGTGAACCTTGTATTTTCATTTTCTACATCAATTACAAAGAGTGAAAAGGGTGCAGTTTCAATTGCAAGTAGAACTGGATCTTTTAGATAATATGCCCAAGAAACTTGTTCATATTTATCTTTATTAAGAATATCCAGTTTAGGTTTTTTATTTTCAACAGTATCTACTTTTACTTCTCTGACTTTAGTAGATTTTGTTGTTTGCTTTGTTGGAATAATAGTAAAAGCAATTGCTGAGATAACAAACAATCCAACAATAAAAATCAACAAAATTGCATATAATGATTTAGACATTCTAACTCCCTTTTTGATTATCAGTCAAATAACTATGACTATGTGCCATCATAAAATATTTGAACCGATATACCAAACTATATTCAAACGGTTCAAATACTTTTACTATACGGACATATTCATTAATTGTGCCAACGTCCTCTGTGGTCATCGATGTGGATATGATTAAATCTTCCTGAATAGGTGCCAACTCCACCACCCCATGTTGTTTTCAGATAACGTGCAACTTGTCTATATTTCCCTCTTGGTGGATTAAAATCTACTGCTCGGCAATAACGATGCATTGAAGGTCGACCAGTTTTTCTTACTGTTGCACCTGGTCGACAAGATGATAAAATCCTAATCTTACCAAATTTTGTTTCAACACTACGCAATTTATTTGCTACAGAAACTGGCATACTATGACCTTTGAATTTTGTAATTCCTGAACGTGTCACTTTACTTTTGCGAGACCTATAAGATCTCTTCTTTGAAGAATATTTACGTCGTTTGGTGTATTTACGTTTTTTTACATATTTTTGAACTTTCTTTTTTGAAAGAATTTGTCCATTTGAATTGAAATAAATGGATGCATTTGCCTTTGATGGAGTTAATACTGTAACTAAAAATAAAACACAAATGACGATAAACAAAGACATAATGATTAAAGAGAGATTTCTTTCTGACATTACTTTTTCTTTCCTAATCGCATTGATTTTCGTTTTCTAGAACCAATTTTTCTTCTACCTTTTCTTGGTCTATTCTTACGTTCATGTGCCATAACAGATTTCCCATTTTAACTAATAGTCAAATATGATAGATATAAAAATGAAGTACCTAGTAACATCAATAACATTAATGTTACAAAAAATGATTGTATTTTATTTAGATTATACATTTATAACAACTCCTAAAACAATTGTTCCTAACATCAACAGAAACAGAATATTTTCATAAACTGTGAGTAAACTTTGTTTTTCTTGTTCTTTTAAGAATTTAAAGAAACTAAACATTTATATCTCCTATTTCAGAGCAAAAACATAATCCATTTTAGATCTATATTTTTCCTCATATCCTAATCCATTTAAAAATACCTTAATTCCCTCATCAATACGTTCCATTATAACGACAGGTTTGAACTTGTCAATTGTTTTTTTTGCACCTTGGATAACTTGTGGCTCAAATCCTTCAACATCTAATTGGATCAAATCACATTTTTGCAAATTTAATCCATCAATAGTCATTATAGGAATTATTCCATCTGGTATTTCATTTACAGTAAACATACCAACATTTTTTTTATGGTTATCATTTACTTTACAAAATCCTTGTTCTTTACCCAATGCAGCATTCATTTTAATAACATTAGAATAAGGAGCATTAATTGACATACAATAAAAATTTAACCAATGAGGTTCAAAGGCATAAACTGTTTTGAATTTTTTTGCATATGCTCTTACATGTAATCCAAGATTAGCACCTGCTGTTACTACACAATCAAAATTTTTGACATGTGTGAAATACTTATGTTGATGGGAACTTTCCCAATCTTGAGTAGGTCCTGACCAAGCACCATCATCCTCTTTTATCCATATCCATTTATCTGATTCACCATCAACTACTTTAAATGTTCTTTCCTCTAGAATATTTTCTATGGGAATTTTCATGTTAAATGTTTCCTTTGTATCTTACAAGAAACCCATGCATTATAAAATTCATCACTTTGAATTGCTTGTCTTTGTAAAATTTCTAATGTTTCAAAATATGACATCCAACCTTTACTTTTACACAAATATAAAATGGTTTTGCGAATGTTGGCTCCATTAGATACGTGTTCATTTAATAATTCATTGGAACCTGTATATTCATCCCAATTTGATTCAACACGCATACGTTTCTTTTTTTTATTTCTCTGATAAGTTTTGGATGAAGTAAATAGTTTTTTTCCTATATACTTCATCCCATTGTCTAGATTTTCTATTAAATAAACAAAACCTACATAATCATCTTTCATATCACTGGTAAATTCTTTACCATTGTATAACCACATATCAACATCCTTTCTTGAATGTTGATATTTATAGTTATTCTAATTCAAAATCCTCCTGAGAAATAAATTCACTATAGGCTTCTGTAAAATACTCACTATTTTTACTCAAATATTCCACTACTAAATCATCAATGTTCGGAATAATTTCTGAGTAAAGCAATTTAATTTTATCATCATTTTTCACTAATTGTTCAAATTGTAAAATGATTTCAAGTAAACTTTCTTCCATTTATACCTCGCAATTTCCTGGACCTGCAGAACAAGCCAATGTTTGAGCACCTTCCACATTATCTTGATTCTCTTCAAATGAAGTCCAATCAAAGCTTTCTGGCATAGTTTCTAGTAATTCATTATACTTTTCCTCTGATACTGTTTCATATGGTGCTTGACGATATGTCCCACCATCATGAGGTAAGAAAGATACACCAGACATTTCATCAAAATGTTCCCAAACCCAAGCACCAACTGTTGGCCATTCATCTTCTTTTACTGAAATAGTAACAGAAGGTTTATGTTCACACCAATGTCTTTGATACATCAACCAAAGTTCTAGATGGTCAATTGCAGAAATATCACCTCTTGATAATGCACTTTCTGGTGCTTTCTTTGGAAATGTAAACACTGTAGTTGCATATGGTTTAGTTACATCTGGTTCATTT